AAATGATTATGAAGCTGTAACGCTCTATCAAAGTGTTCTCTATTGTTACTAATATGAGAAAGCACTTCGCCATGAGCTTGAATCTTTTTCTGCTTAGAAGCGTCTGTCTTAACTTTGTCTAGATCTTTCTGATGACGAGCAGTCAAATGATCCATATATCCTTGAACTGAAGGATCTCCGCCAGTTCTAATCATACTATTGACATGCGCCTCTAAATTTTCTCCATGACCATCCAATGCTTCCATTGCTTCTGGTTTCATAGAAGAATATATTCTTTTGGCCTTGTCCATATGATTTAAGAATGCTTTTTGTTCTTCTGGACTATAGTTGGAAGAATTAACGTCAATTGTCGGATCAATATTATTAACATCTGGATGTTCTTTAAACTTGGCACGTGTTTTAGCATCAAGTGGTTGCGCAGACATACTTCCCAGTCCGCCTTTGCCAGCATATTTTGTATGAACAACAACACCAAGTTTCTTATTCATATTTCTACCCTCTGCAGAATCTGCAGGAGCTGAGTATGTTAAGGTATTAGGAGTAACAGAAGTTTTACCATTTTTAGTAACTGCGTCGCCTTCTGTATGCATTAAATCTCCCTGATATACACCACCTTCGCGTGGCATAATATTAGGAAGATGTTTTAGAGATTGTTTTAGTTTTTCAACTAATCCTGGAGCATGGCCATGATTGTTTTCAATATCTTCATCAGTATAATTAATCTTTGGTGTTTTATTAAAAGCTGACTTAGAAGCTACGAAAAATTGGCCAGTTTCAGGATGTTGACCAAATACAATAGAAGGAGCTCCATCATATTTTGTAGAAGCATGTAAACTTGATTTCTTACCAAGTAACATATCATGCATACCACGAAGATGCTCATCTGCAGTTGCTACACCTTCATGACCTCCATGAATGACATAATCTTCAATGTGTCGAAGATGCTTTAATGCTTTGCCTTTTACTTCTTCTTGTTCTGCTAAAAATGTTTTAAAATCTATTCTCATATTCCTGAATCCTGATATCCCATGTGAGAACTTCTATCTACGTATGCCTGATAATGTTTAGGAGGAACGTTTTGGCTTGGTCCTTCGCCCCTTACCACTCCAAACTCTCCGGTGTTTACATTTGCCGCTGCAGGTTTAGGAGTTTTTTTAACTTTAGTTGGCGCTGCTTTTATTTCTGGAGTTGTAGATTTACTTGTTTTGGTTTTTCTACCTTCTCTCAACATAGGAGCTTTGGTGAAAGAATTAAATCCTCTACCAGAAAATGTTCTAGTCTTTTTCATACCAATTTCCATGGCCTTTTCAAAGCCATCAGAGCCTCTTCTTCTGCCCTCTATTACCGTAGATATTCCGCCTGTATGAGGTCTCACTCTAAACTCTTCGAAGTTATTTAACACATTATTTGCATGATCTTGAATATCATGAGTCTCATGATTAACCGTACCATTATTATTAACTTGTGTGTGATGTCTTATATGAAGATATTTTGTTTCTGGCGAGATAATGTTTTTTATAGATTCTCTTAATTTATCCGAAGAATGTTTAGCGAGCCCTTCAGTGAATCTTCTAGACATTTCTTTTTGTGTGTTTAATGAGTGTTCATCAATAGAGGCTGCAGTTGGATGATTCTCTTTAGCTAAACTTTTATACTCAGCGTCACCTGCTTTACCAGTAGCCAAACCAAGATTTCTAATATGATCGTAATGAGCTTCTCTTAAACCTTCAAGATCGCCTTTTTTAAGACCAGCAATTTTTTCCAGAGCATCTAGACCATTACCTCTTAAGTTTGGATCTTTTTGTTTACCATACTTCATACTAAGACCAATTGGGTCGATCATCTTACCGCCCTGATCCGAACCTTTTACCATTAAGTCGGCGTCTGAATTAGGATCATCAACGCCAGTAAATCTCTCATGATCGCCTTTTTGAGAAGTCCAAGCTAAATGATGGACGTTTTGGACGCCCCTATTTGCTAATTGCTCTTTTAAATGTTCAGCTGCTTGTTGAGAATGTTTGACAACTTCTTCATACATTCCAGGGGATAATTTTTCTAATGCTGTTTTAATTTTGTTATGAACTTCTTGAGGTCTGAAACCATCTTCGTCTCTATAATGCTCTAGAAACTTTTTGGGTATTCCGGTTTGAGGATGAGTTCCATGTAAAAGATAAGAACCTGATAAAATTTCAAAGAGTTTGCCCTTAGCATCTTCAATGTTTTTTAGTTCAAATTCAGCTTTTCTTCCTTCAGTCAGGAAATTAGAAAATGATAACATTATTGACCTCGTATGAAGAATTATTTCTTGTATTTATAAATGGAAAAAGGGCAAGCCCTTGCGAGCTTGCCCCGATAACTTCTGACAAAAATACGGTCGGGTGGAACCCCACCATTTACTCCCGACTATTCCGTGGCCCTTCTATTGTGGCTCGTGCCGCTGATGCTCAAGGCATCCTACATATTTTTGCTAACATTATTTAGTATAAACGATGGTGTAAAACCCGCGAAACCACCACCTAAATTCAAAAATTTCATAACTTTTTTTGCTTCTTCACGAGTATCAAAGGTTTTAATAATGTGTTCAGTAGCCTTTTCTTCAATATGAAACTTACCATCTTTTTCGATAATCTTATAATCAAGCGCCATTTTTAATCTCCTTGATACACTTACGAATTTCACCTAGGATAAGTTCTTTACAATAGGAACATTCAGGAGTCCAAGCAAGCATATTAAGTACTTGCTGTTCATTTGGTTCTGTAGCATAGTTTAGAACAGCCTTTATATCTGCCGTATCTATGTAGTTACAGGAACAAACTATCATCTATTCTCCTTGTCGTTGCGCCGAAGCTCGATGGTAATATCTTTCAAAGATATGCAGCCTATCCTCTTCGGAATAACTATCAGGAATTGGTACTCCTTTAACTAACATCCATATTTCCTCTGCCATCATTAATCTGAATTCTTTATCTCTTTTTTCGCTCTCAGCTAACGCTTTTAGTGTATCACCATGAAGATCAATGATATGATGAATGTTTTTGTTTACGGACATTGACTCTCCCTTTGTAGAATCCTTGTTTAACGTGTTCGTCTAATAATTCTTTTTTTATTTTTTTGTTACTGTTACCATCAGTAACCCAGACAGTCCCAAATTGACTATTTTCCTCTCCAAATTTTCTAGAATCTGGTTTACTAAAATAAATTTTCATCGCTAATTTTGTGTTTTCAGATATTTTCTTTTTTTCTTCTTCTGTTCTTGGTCTTCTTTTAGAATATTTTTTACCAGTTCTGGATTTAGATATTTTTTCACCAATCTTCAGTTTACAATTTTCGTCTGTAACCCAATGGCCCCATTTATGTTTCCTCAGATTATAATATTTTGCACCAAGTTCTTCCTCTTCTATCATAGAGAATAATTGATGCTCTTTTTCAAGCGTTTCTTCTCTAGTTTGGATATTTGTAAATAGAATTCTTCTTTTGAAGTCCTGTGGTCTTCTTCTATATGCATCCCTCATTCTATTTGAAGAACAAATATATCCATCTTCTACAGAACCCCAATGACAACCAATATAATACATCTTACGTTTGCGATCATACCAGATATAAACAAACCCGTATTTTTGCATTTCATACTCCTTTTGGAGTATTTAGTCAAACGAGTGTTTTACTTGAATCCTTCAAACTTGCTTCGATCAAACCTTGTTTTTGGTCTTCCACGTTCATTTTCTTCCTCCATGAACTTGCCCTTATCCATCACTGGGCGATCATCAACCAATCCATCTTGACCAGATTGTTCAACATCGTATAATCGCATTTTGCTACGGTCAATCCCAAGCACAAACCTACGATTACTCCCAGGATCAGAATAACGATTCTTGAGCTGTTTAACCATGATCTGGCTGAGACTTTCAAGTTCTTCGCTGGAGATGAGTGCAAACATAAAATCAGCTGTGGCTGGGAGTCCAAAGGATTCCGATGTATCTTCCAGTCCCACGTCTGAGTTCGAATAGCCGCTTCGAGTTGTTTGAGTTGCTGAGACGATAGGGACGTCGTACTCAACTGCCAACCCACGGAGCTCTTCTGCGATTGCTTTGACAAGGGTATAAGAATTGACGTTGGCTCCATGCTTGATCCT